TGTTCAGTCGCAAATTGTGCTGATAATGATTTTCAATTTCATATTTTAGGTGATGATAATACAGTAAAGTTTGGTCAAGGGTATTCTCTTAACGATAGTACAAGTCCAACATGGAATTATGACGGCGTCGAACCTGGTGGTAATTTTGTTAGATTAGATATTCATGGTGATAATAATAAATTTACTGGAAGTCAAAAAATGGATACCGCGGGTATTTCACATTCAATTACAGCTAATGTTTATACAGATAATAATGATATGTATGTTAGACAAGCTCAAAATGGTAACAAAACATTTACTCTTACAATTAGAAATTCTGATGGAAATGATTTATCGGTTAATCAAATAGATAATGGTGCGCATACAGCAACAGTATCATTATTAGGAACACAACCAACAGATTTAACTTTAGTTCAATCGGGTAATACAACTCAATCATATACTTTGTCACAAAATTGTGTAACTGTTGGTGGGTGTACAATTAGTGTTACTCAACAATGAAACTCACTTCAATATGGTCTTGTATCATAGTTCTTATAGGTTTAGTCAGTCTTAGAGTTTACGACCCAACTATAATAGAACAACTCAGAGTAATCAACTTCGATTATTATCAGAAAAACACAGAACCCACCAAAAATGATAGTATCATACTCATTGACATTGGAGAAAAGTCTTTAAAGACATTCGGTCAATGGCCATTTCCAAGAACACAATTCGCTCAACTAATATCAGACTTAAGAAATTCTAATGCAGGGATTATAGGATTCACTCCTATGTTTCTTGATGAAGATAGATTCGGTGGTGATGATGTATTTGCTTCTTGGATAAAAGATAATGGAATTGTTTTATCTCAGACAACCTCGTCATTCCCCATCAGTGGTTATGGTCCACATGTAGGAACTGCCACTCTAGGCGACGGTAATGCGCTCTCCTTTGCGTATAACTACAAGTCAGTACTAAGTAACACCCCAAAACTACAAAATGCCCCCGAAGGATCAGGGATGACCTCGTCATCGCCTGAAGTCGATGGTTCAGTTAGAAGGATACCGTTAGTTGTTCAAGCGCAAGGTAAGATATATCCTAGTTTCGCAATGGAAGTTGTGAGAGTAATGGGTCGTAATAAATCTTATACAATGAAAGTAGAACCTACAGGTATTGAGAATATGAGAATACCACCTTATGATCCTGTAGAGACTGATTACACAGGTTCTATTTGGATTGATTGGTCTAATACTTTTGAAAGATATGAGTATGGTAATGTTGATGCAGGTTGGGATAGAACAACTGATTTTGAAGGTAAGACTGTAATTATTGGAGTAACAGCTGAAGGAATAGTTCCGTTAGTAACAACTCCTATGGGATTAAAATATCCTCATGAGATACAAGCTTCTGTAATTCATACACTCACAGGTGGCAAACAGATTACCAGAACTCTATTGGTTCAGATGGGTGAGGTATGTCTATTGTTTTTCTTGGGACTTGGACTACTCCTATCGGTATATTATCTACCTTTATGGTTATCGGCATTAATATTCGGTGGGAGTTCAATCGGCGTTGTCGCCGTTGGGTTTGAAGCTTATTCTTACGGGTTTTTGTTCGATTTCTCATACGCACTTTTCCTGTTGATACTTGTATTTAGTCATTCGAGTTTTAACAACTTTTATATTCAGTTCAAATTGAGACAACAAATTAAAGGTCAGTTCGGAACCTATCTATCTCCAGACATGGTAGACATGTTAGTTAAAGACCCTTCATTGATGAAGTTAGGTGGAGACAGAAAAGAGATGACATTCTTATTTGCTGACATAGTTGGATTCACTCCAATTTCTGAAGCATATATGAAAAAAGATGATCCAGAAGGTTTAGTAGAATTAATCAATATGTTCTTAGATAGGTTCACTAAAATTATTCTAGCTAATGGTGGTACTATCGATAAGTATATGGGTGATTGTATTATGGCGTTTTGGAATGCTCCTCTACCGTGTAACAATCATGCAGAGATGGCAGTTAAGTCCGCAATAGAGATAGAGTTAGAGTGTGAGAAAATGAACCAAGAATTAATCGATCAAGGATTAGACTTACCGTCAGTTAAAATGGGTACAGGTGTGAATACAGGTCCTTGTATTGTAGGCAACATGGGTTCAGAGTCAAGATTTGACTATAGTGTAGTAGGTGACGCGGTCAACTTGGCCGCTAGATTAGAAGTTCAAACTAGAACTTATGATACACCAGTATTGATATCATCTTATACAAACGAACTGATTGATTTTCCAGTTGAACGATTAGATGAAATTAAAGTTAAAGGTAAAGATGAACCAGTGGAAATCTTTGCACCTTTGATTAATGGTGAACTTCGTAAATTGATTAAGTAGCCTTCTTCCAGACTTTGTTTATTCTTCCTGATTTCATAAGTTTATGAAATAATTTGTATGTTTTTCTTATTAATGTCATAGTAGTATTTAGTCACCAAACTGTCACATTCTTGTAACATAACTGTAATTGTCACAAAACTCTTAGTTGTAACCACTGGTACACTTTTGTTATACTATGTACATAGAGTTGATAATAAAGAGGTAAAAAAATTATGACAGAACCAGAAAATACTCCACGGAATCCTGGATTCATTAGACAGGAGATTATCAATAATCGAATGACCTTTCGACAGAATTTTACAGAAGAATATGATTTCTTAATGGATTTAGATGAGAGAGAAGACAATGAATTTCTTCAATCTTTGTATAGACAGTTTATGCAAGCGGGTACTTTATCTGCGAAACAAAGGGAATCAATTCTGAAAGCGAAATCATATCAAGAAGCAGCGAAACAAAGGGAAGTGCTTATGACTAAACATGTAAATGATGAACCTATAGGAGCTTATGTCGGTGAGTTAAAAAAACGATATAATATGACTCTTAAATTGGTAGGAGTTAGAAGAACTAATCGTGGGTTTTATGTGATGAACTTTGTAAATAGAGAAGGTTCACAACTAATGTGTTTTAATCAAGACAGTTACTTAGTCGCAAAAGGTGACATTTCTCCAAAAAGTAAGATACAAGAAATAGGAGATTGTTTCACTTGTAGAGCAACAGTCAATAGATTTAGTGTACAAGATTTTGATCCAACAAACAAATTTAAACAAACCGTTATCAACAGAATTACAGTTGATAAGTGGTTGGGAAATAAAAATGATGAATAAAAATATCATAACTGCAAGACGCAGTATAGTTAAAAGACTTTTCTTTTTAAGACAGGCAGAAGATAGGGCAACAGACCCAACATTCAAAGCAATGTGGTACTTAAAAAGAACTCAACTTTTACACGAATACGAAAAACGCGGTCTTGGAGTGTTATAAATAATAATTAGAGAAACAAACTCAAGAACCTCATCCTCTCAGTCCTTAGTGACATTGTAAGTTGAGTAGACAGACAAAGTTTCTTTATTTAGAGGGTCTCCCCAATAAGCTAACTGTAGTTAAGCGGAGGGAATCGGTCTTCTATCGAGTAGACAGGTCTACAGACTTGTCACTCACTTTTATGTATCGCTGAATTATCGGGATACATTTTTTTAACCTTGCTTTAACCAGGAGGTCACAATGACTATAAATGAGCAAATCTGGAGAGACTTATCTCCATTCACAGTCGGATTCGATAATGTTTTTAATAACTTAGATCGAGTTCGTCAATCACCACAAACCAATTATCCACCTTACAATATTCGTAAGGGTAAAGTAGAAGATACTTTCCTTATCGAATTGGCAGTCGCAGGATTTAGTGAGGAAGATTTAACTATATCAGTTAAAGAAACTAATCTTACTATCACAGGCGATATCGGTGAAAAAGATAATGGGTTTATCCATCAAGGAATCTCACAACGAAAATTCAGTAGGAACTTTGTTCTTGCAGAAGATGTTATCGTTAAAGGTTCAGACTTAGCTAATGGTATTCTTACTATCTATGCTGAGAGAATAGTTCCAGAAGAAAAGAAAGCTAGAACTATCGAAATCGGTGAACTTAAAAAAACAGAAAAGAAGCAATTTCTATCTGAATAAATATTATGTGTAGTTGAGGTGTCAAAAACTTGACACCTCAGCGTTTGGTGATATAATAATAGTATGTTAAAAAATAATAAACAATCGGGAGATAAAAATGGGAATTTGGAATAAATTCGTAAACTTCATGGTTGGTGAACCTACGGGAGAAAGAGCTAAAGATAGTAAAGGTAGATATGTCGCAGATGACAAATCAACACCTAATACTAACGAAGCTTATAAGGACGGAAGAAAACCAACTAAGAAAGTTACAAAGAAAACAACAAAAACTACAACAACCAAGAAGGGTCGTGGAAGACCTAAAGGTTCAAAAAATAAAGTTAAATGAAGTCAGTAGGACTTATACAAGTAGTAGCTTCAATGTTCGGACTATTCGTAGTAACAAGTCTTTTAGTAGGGTATGATATGTCACCTCTATTTCAAGCATTAAATACAACAACTGGATTTTTCGGGTTGTTATTATTTGTCGGTTTATTAGGTTATGCCGAAAATAGATAAAGAACTAAATACTCATTATCCACTGTTTGATAACGGTCTCTATACAGAGGTTGTACATCAAAATGGTGAAAGAGCGATTAAAATCTTGACAGGTAAGTATCAAGATGTTGTCTACCAATACGGGAATGTTAATATGATTCCTAGGGAAGACAGTGAGATACCTACAATAGATTTTGAACGAGCTGTCAGATCGTGTCCCGAAGAAATAAAGGAAACGATATCTGATGATGGGGAATTTGAACAATTAATGGGGAATATCCTCGTTGAATTACTAGCCAATCAAGGGTTAGAGGAATTAAATAAAAATGGAATATAGTAAAGAATTCATGGTCAGACTAAAAGATGAAATCTCAGCTGATGAAGGTGTTAAACTTGAGGTCTACTTAGATCATCTTGGTTACCCTACAGTTGGTGTGGGACATCTTATTTTAGAAGGTGACGATGAACACAGCCAAGGGGAAGGTTACAAAATTACCCAAACAAGATGTGACGAACTATTTTACCAAGACATTAATATATGTTTAGGTGAATGTGCACGAGGACTTAATGAATGGGTGGAGTATCCGTCAGAAGTTAAACTTATCGTCGCGAACATGGCTTTTAATCTAGGTATTACTAGACTTAAGAAGTTTAAGAACTTCTTTTCAGCGTTGAATGACGGTGATTATAAACAAGCTTCTATCGAAGGATTGGATTCTAGGTGGGCGAAACAAGTCTACAATAGAGCCCATAGACTGATGGACAGATTAAGGTCAATCTAAATTGAGATATACATTATGAAAATAGATAAACAAATAAGAGATGCTCTTAAATTAAAGTATCAAGGTGAAGTGGCGTCAGCTAAGGCTAACATCACAATATATATGAACAACTCAGTTGGTATTGGGGAACATCCCGATATCATCGGGGCTATTGATTCACAACTTGAAATTCTTACCAACGCGGAAGAAAAACTTAACGCGGTAGAAAATCATTTTGTACCCGATAGAGTAGTTTGACAAGAATCAATATACTGCCTGTAGAAGAACTAACCGATCAACATTTGATGGCTGAGTATCGAGAGATATTCATGATCGGTTCTGCTCTACAGATATCACTAAACTCCAAATCATGGGACAAGAACCGTATACCAAAACAATTAACTTTGGGTACAGGTCATGTTATGTTTTTCTATGACAAAGGACTGTATCTGTACAAAAGATACCAACAAATACAAACAGAATTAAACAAAAGAAACTATAACTTAGATAAGTCACGCTTATTTAAAGTAACACAATTTCCAACAGATTATTATAATGATTGGACACCTACTGATAGAGATAGAGCTGTCATAAGAGAACGAATTGAAGAAAGAATAAAACAGAAACCACATTGGTATAGACAGAATGGGAAACCTCTGTTATAATATATTATACACAAAAACTACATCATGCATTATTACACAAACATAAAAAGATACAAAGATTTCATCCTCGCGAGAGGTGTGAAGAATAGTCAGAAGTATATCAAGAGATTGAAATACGAACCAACACTTTATATCCCTACTAACAAAGAAACTCCACACAAATCAATTAGTGGTGAGTACCTTCAATCTAAGAAGTTCGCTTCACCTAGTCAAGCGAGACACTGGAAAAAACAATACGACAATACAGGGATTGATATCCATGGTCTGGAACAATGGGAATACACTTACATCGCTGAGACCTTCCCATCCGAGATAGATTATGATATCAAGAACATTAACATACTCAATATTGATATCGAGTGTGAATGTGAAAATGGATTTCCAGAACCTACTGAAGCGGAAGAACAAGTCAACGCGATCACGATGAAACTATTTGGACACAAAGAAGTCCATGTTATAGGATCACACGATTTTGATTTCAAGACGGATGATGAAAATGTAGTCTACCATAAATGTAAGAATGAGAGAGAACTTCTTAAAACATTCATGAAGGTCTGGGATGATCTTGAACCTGATATTATTACGGGATGGAATGTAGAAACATTCGATATAGCTTATCTTGTTAACAGGATATGGAAACTATTTGACTGGGATACAGTCACCAAACTATCACCTCACGGTTTAATTACATCGAGAGAATGGTTATACATGGGTCAGAAGAAAATGATTTCTTACAATATCGCGGGTATATCCATCTTGGATTACTTGGAAATGTATAAGAAGTTTACCTACAAGACTAGGGAAACCTATCGACTAGATCATATCGCGGAAGTTGAGTTGGGAAAAAGAAAACTCGACTACTCAGAGTTCGGGGCTATGCATCTATTCTACAAACACGATTACCAAAAGTTCTTAGAATATAATATTCGGGATACTGAATTGGTAGAACAGTTGGATGATAAACTACAACTTATGGAATTAGTTATTACCATGGCTTATCAAGCGAAGTGTAATTACGAAGATGTATTTGGAGCTGTACGATATTGGGATTTGATCATATTTAACTTCTTGAGGAAGAGAGGGATGGTTCCACCACCCAAGAAGATGTCACAAGATTCGAGAATCGTTGGAGCGTATGTGAAGGAACCTCATGTCGGTCAACATCCATGGGTGATGTCATTCGATTTAAATAGTTTGTATCCTCATTTAATCATGCAGTACAATATGAGTCCAGATACATATCAGAAGAAAATATTTAATCAAGAGATCAATGTAACCAAATTATTAGAAGGTGAAGTTGATACTAGTATGTTGACCAACACAACGGTGACACCGAACGGAGCTCTGTTTAGAACAGACAAACAGGGGTTTCTTCCAGAACTCCTTGAAGAAATGTATGATCAAAGAGTTGTCTTTAAAAACAAGATGATTCAGAAACAACAAGAACTTGAACTCATTGATAAAAATGATACGGTTAAAAGACAGAAGTGTGAGTATGAGATCGTCAAATATAATAACAATCAGATGGTCAGAAAGATTTCCCTTAACAGTTGTTACGGGGCTTTAGGTAACCAGTATTTCAGATACTTTAACAGGGAGATCGCGGAAGGTATTACTACCGCTGGTCAGTTGAGTATCAAATGGGTTGAGAGAGCTGTTAATGAATACTTAAACAAGTTACTAGAAACAGAGAATGACTATGTTATCGCGATTGATACTGATTCAATCTATGTAACATTCGGAGCTTTGATTGATAAAGTTAATCCAAAGAATCCAGTAGACTTCCTAGACACTATCGCGAAAGAGAAACTAGAACCTATGATTAATGAATCGTATGAACAACTATCTTCTTACATGAACGCGTACCAAAACAAAATGGAAATGGGTCGAGAGGTTATCGCTGACAAAGGTATTTGGACAGCGAAGAAAAGATATATTCTTAATGTACATGATTCGGAAGGAGTTAGATACAATACTCCACAGTTAAAGATTATGGGTATCGAGACCGCTAAGTCTTCAACACCAATGTGGTGTAGAAAGAAACTAACCGAGGGTATTCGTACATTGATGACTGGTTCAGAGAATGATGTATGGGAGTTCATTAATAATTCAAGAGTTGAATTCAACAGTCTTCCAATAGAAGAGATATCATTTCCTCGAGGTATAAGTGATATCAAAAAATATCACAACCCAGCTTCCATTTATAACAAAGGAACACCAATTCATGTACGAGGATCACTACTTTACAATACTTATTTACATAAATACAATATAGACAAGAAATATCCCATTATACAGAATGGTGAGAAAGTGAAGTTTTGTTATATGAAGTTACCCAATATTATGAATGAGAATGTCATATCTTTTGTCTCAGCATTACCTAAAGAGTTTGAACTAGAACCCTATATCGATTATGATTTACAGTTCCAAAAGTCGTTCATAGAACCTTTGGGTGTAATTTTAGATAAGATTGGGTGGACTACTGAACCAGTAAGTACCCTCGAATCATTTTTTGGGTAGAGATATGAAAAACTTGACAGATACAGAAACAGTAGTATAATAGATATATGACTGAAATTGAATACATTTTTTTATCTTTTCATGTATTAACTTGGATTGGAATCGCTATACTCGCGTCTCAGATTCAAGGATGGAAGAAAGAGATAAGACAACATATTGATTACGATAGTAGTCTAAGAGCTATGAGGAAAGATCGTAGAAATAAATAAATAAATTATGGAGATAATATATAATGAGTTATTTGAAAAGCTTAATAAAAACAACAGGTAATGAGTTCGCTTCTATTGTAGAAGACGGAGTACAAGCGGCCGATGTCAGTGGATACATTGATACAGGTTCTTATATTTTTAACGCACTCTTGTCTGGTTCAATATACGATGGATTACCCAACAACAAGATCACGGCATTAGCTGGTGAGTCCGCGACAGGTAAAACATTCTTCGCACTAGGAATGTGTAAACAATTCTTAAACGATAATCCCGATTCCGCGGTTATCTATTTCGAATCTGAAAGTGCAATCACAAAAGACATGATCGAGGAAAGAGGAATTGATTCTTCAAGAATCGTCATTGTACCTGTAACGACAGTACAGGAGTTTAGAACTCAATCGATTAAGATTCTTGATCAATACACTAAGGATAAGTCAGACATGAAAATGTGTTTTGTACTTGATTCACTAGGTATGTTATCAACAACTAAAGAGATTGATGATACAGCTTCTGGAGCAGAGACTAAAGACATGACTAGAGCACAGTTAGTCAAAGGTACATTCAGAGTATTAACTCTCAAACTAGGAAGAGCTGGTGTTCCACTCATCGTAACTAATCATACTTATGATGAAATGGGTTTGTTCGCGAAGAAAGTAATGGGTGGAGGTTCGGGTCTCAAGTACGCCGCTTCATCAATTATATTCTTGTCTAAGAAAAAAGAGAAAGATGGAAAAGATGTTATTGGAAATATTGTTCATTGTAAGAATGAGAAATCAAGACTTACTATTGAGAACAAAATGGTTGATGTGATGTTATCATACGAAACAGGTTTAGATAGATACTATGGATTGTTAGAACTAGCAGTCAAGTATGGTATCTTTAAACAATCATCAACAAGAATAGAATTACCCGATGGTACAACACAATTTGGTAAAACTATTAATAACAATCCCGAGAAGTATTTTACAGAAGAAGTACTTTTACAATTAGACGAAGCATCAAAAAAAGAATTTAAATATGGCAACACGATTAGAACAAACGATACTGAAGAATCTGATTCAGAATGATCAATTTATAAGAAAGACCTTACCTTACATTAAGAGTGAGTTCTTTCAAGAAAGAGACGAGGAGTTTCTTTTTAAACAGATTCGAGAATATTTTTTAAAGTATCAAACACAACCCACAACCGAAGCTCTCATCATTGATATTGATGAGGTCGAGGGTGTAGACCAACAACTTATCTCAGATTCAATGAATTTGATTAAAGATATTAAACTGGATACATCCGAAACACCCGATGAATGGTTATTAGACATGACTGAAAAGTGGTGTAAAGATAGAGCAGTATACAATGGTGTAATGAGTTCTATCGCTATCATTCAAGACGCGGAAGGTCAGAAGGGAGAAATTCCAGAGATTCTTAGAGAAGCTTTATCAATCTCGTTCGATAGTAATATCGGACATGATTTTATTGAAGACTGGGATGAAAGATATGAGTTCATGCACAGAGAGGAAGAGAGAATTCCTTTTGATTTAGACTTGATGAATAAGATTACCAAGGGTGGTCTTCCTAATAAGACATTAAATATCTGTATGGCTGGTACTGGTGTAGGTAAATCATTGTTTATGTGTCACATGGCATCAGCGGCTCTTCTTCAAGGTAAGGATGTTCTATACATTACAATGGAAATGGCAGAAGAGAAAATCGCTGAAAGGATTGACGCGAATCTACTGGACATATCATTAAACGCTTTGGGTGATCTACCGAAATTAATGTATGAGAAAAAGATTACGAGAGTCAGAGAAAAGACTAAAGGTAAACTTATCATTAAAGAGTATCCAACAGCGACAGCTCACAGTGGACACATAAGACATTTACTACAGGAACTTGACCTCAAGAAAACATTCAAACCACAAATTATCTTTATCGATTATTTAAATATATGTTCTTCATTCAGAGTTAGACCAGGCAGTAATGTGAATTCTTATACACTGATTAAGAGTATCGCGGAAGAACTAAGAGGACTAGCAGTAGAGTTCGATGTACCAATCATGTCCGCGACCCAAACAAACAGAACAGGTTTCACTTCAACCGATGTTGGACTTGAAGATACCTCAGAATCCTTTGGACTACCCGCGACCGCTGATTTCATGTTCGCGTTGATCTCTACAGAAGACATGGAAGAACTCGATCAAGTGATGGTTAAACAGTTAAAGAATAGATACAATGACCCAGCTTTTCACAAAAGATTCGTCTTGGGTGTAGACAGGTCTAAGATGAGACTATATGACTGTGAACAATCAGCTCAAGATGAACTGGTTGACATCGGCCCTATTATGGATCAGACCTCAACAGGTAAAAGAATATCATCCGAGAAACAGGAAAACTTCAAGTATTAATACTTGACACCACCTGTACACTAATGGTATACTATGTACATAGTTTGATAATAAAGAGGAAAAATAATGGCAGATAAAGATATAAGACAAGTATTTCTTGACATGGACGGTGTATTAGCCGACTTCGAGTTGGGATTACAAGAAATGTTAGGACATAAGATTGACCTTAAAGGTGTTTCTGATGTATACGATAACAGAAAAAGAGAGTTGACAGCCAAACATTTATTCAGAAATTTAAAACCTATGCCGGACGCTTGGAAACTCATTGATTGGGCTCTAAACTCAGGTATACATACCGAAATCTTAACGGCTGCTGGTACTGTAAACAGAACAATTGTCATTAAAGATAAAATCGAATGGATAAAAGAACACTGTACAGATAACTGGGTTATAATTCCCACATTTAAAGGTAGTCAAAAAGCGGCCTTCGCTCACCCGAAAGCTATACTAGTTGACGATAGAGAAAAAAACATAGAATTGTTCAACAAAGCTGGTGGTATCGGTATTCTACATACTACGGCCGAAGATACAATAAATAAATTAAATGACGCCCTCAACACTTAATGAATTAGATGGTACAATAAAGAGTAAATCTTTAGTGGAACTTCTTAGCAAGAAAGTTGAGTTGAAAAAAGAATTAATAATTCTTAAAAAATTACACAAAGATGTAAAAAAACAGGAAGAATTGGTCGAATCTATCACTCAGATAGAAAAGTTCCTATCTATTCACAGAATTCAAAAATAGTATTAACATAAATACTAGTATGAAATCATTCTCACAATTAAGCGAAATTCATGACGCCGACACTAAGTTGGATCGATTAGGTCATCCAGTCAAGTTAAATAAAAAAAGATTAGATCAATTAAAGGGTGATTATTCAGCTTACGCTGACTTAGATTTCGATCAATGGAGAGGGTTTCCTTTTCCTAAAAATACATCCACTCAAACTTTAAACGAACTTAAATACTTAATATCATTAGGTGAGTTCAGACACGATTGGCAAGAAGAAATGATCATGTATGATCTTAAAGTCATGAAACCATTTAAAGATTACTTGGAAGAATATGGTATAGAGGTAGACTTTGTCCGAATCAAATCTTTGATGGATCAAACATCTCCAGTAATATTATCATTAAAGAGATTCTATAATAGACCTAGACCACAAATTCTAGCTAAAGAACTAGGATTAGAAATGACCTTCTTCCCATTAAAGACTTCAAACACACCTTCATACCCATCGGGACATGCCACACAGGGATGTCTAGTAGCGAATTTGGTGGCAGATGAAATCCCATTAGAACATAGAAAAAATGTATTAGATTTAGGAAAAAGAATCGGGGAGAGTCGACAGATAGCTGGAGCTCATTATCAGTCTGATACACAATTTGGAATTAAATTGGGTGAAGAACTTTATCGTTTATCAAAAACCAGACAAGAACCAGATTTAACATTAGAAATGGTTGAGTCATTAGAGTTTGATGATGGTGATGAACTGGAATTCGCGATGGATGTGGTAGCTGACATCGATAAACAAATTAGTTCTATCAATGGTGATGTCTCTATCGATCCTAGACCCAAGAAAACTAATAGTAAAAGAATTGGTATACAGATAATATTACCAGGCCTCCAAAGAGCCAAGTTCGCGTCATTAGCTAATAGTATAGTCACGGGTGATAAAGATTTAGAAAAGTTAGACCCAGTTTCCGACAGAATGACAAAAGATTTTGTTATTTTACACAAAGACCTACAACGAAAAATATATGTAACAACAAGACCAGACGGTCAACGAGGTGGAGGGGCGAAAGCTGATCCAAATGAATTGATGACCGCGGCGTTGTGTACAATGTCTTCCGTACCGACAGTAGAAACAATAGAAGATTTAGATAAACTAATCGAGAAGGTTAAAGAGGTTATTAAGACAGGTAAAGTTATAGGATACACATCACTCGAAGAAGAATCCCTAGAGGCTAATTATGATAACCTATTAAAAGGAATATCAGCCGCCGAAGTTATAATGAAGAAGGGATGGAACTCAGCTAACAAAGTTTATTTAACTGGTAAGGCTTGGAGTGATGATGTAAAACAATTTCAAATGACTAAGTATGGTATGAAAGACTTCAACGCTTCTGATTTTATTATCAAGAAGGGTGATAAGTTTCTTGGTGTATCATTAAAGAAAAAGAGATCGACAAATACAGGTGATCCAACATTAATTAATAAAGGATTTACAACACTATTACAAGGTAAACAATTCAATGAAGTTAGAGATGAATTGGATGATGCATCTTATATGTTTTACAGTGGTGTTATCAAGACGGCTCAAAGATTCCAAGAACTCAAACCAAAGATCGCTATGACAGATGGTGTTCCATGGATAAGTAAGACCTTAAACGATAAACTAGGTAAGAAAGCCAAGAATCTCACCAATAAAAACTGGAAGAAGTTTGTGAACGGATTACCCAATGAGTTAATCAATTATCAGTTAAAGAAAAACAAATCTATATTTAAACCTATGTCGAAGGTCATTGAAGATAACGCGGATTTATTTGCTGATACCCTACTCAAATTAATTCTAAAAACAGAATTAAAAGAATTACAGAAAGTTAATTTTGATTTCGCATTAGTAACTGGTATTGGTAGAATGTTAAAGGGTGGTTTAGTTATTGATAAAGGTGATTACACTGATGTAGATACTATGGTTACTAAGTTGGATGAACTTTTTGAGAGTGGTAAACCTATGATGAAGTTAGACCCTAAAAAGACACAAGCGTTCGATAAGGGGTCTACAGCGGCGATGTTACACATGATTCTATCAGTAGGTAGTAATCCTATATGTGACATCACATTAAGATACAAAGGTTCATTTTCATCAGCTCCAACTTTTCTAGCTACATTCTCCCAAGAATTTAAGGACTCAATAAAATAATGGAATTTTTAACAGAAGCGGCGGGTAGAAATCTACACTTAGAACATCTTGAAGATGAAATTCTAAACTTTGGTATCGCTGGTGGTCGTGGAGCTATAGAGTTTCTTCAATCATTAAGAGATATGTTTAAAGGTGGACAAGGTTCCAAGTTAAATGTAACAGTCAAGTGGGACGGAGCACCAGCTTTATTTTGTGGCCCACATCCAGAGACAGGAAAGTTTTTTGTAGCTAAGAAATCATTGTTTAACAAAACACCCAAGTTCTACCACACAAATGATGAAATAGATGTAGACCTTACTGGAGAGTTGGCCAAGAAGTTTAAGGTAGCGTTAGCGGAGTTCCCCAAACTAGGAATGACAGAGATACTACAGGGTGATTTAATGTTCACGGACGATACATCTACAATGGATATCGAAGGGACTAAACACATCACATTTCAACCAAACACAATATTATACGCTGTTGAAACTGATTCACAGATCGGAAGAGATATACAGAAAGCCAAGATAGGTATCGTTTGGCATACCACATACAAAGGTAATTCAATAGACACATTATCGGCTTCATTCGGAGCTAAGATACCAGGCAGATCATCTACAGTATGGCAGGATGACGCTACATATAGAGATGTATCGGGTAAGGCTACCTTCACCGCGTCAGAGACAGTTAAAGTGACCTCGCTACTATCATCTGCCGGTAAACAATTTCACAAAATTAATTCGGGTTCATTCAGTAAGTTTATGAAATGGCAAGATAGTCTGGGATCGTCTGCTGTTGGTTCTGGGTTCAAAACATACCTAAATACCTATACAAGAGCTGGTATGAAATTACCTAAAGGTAAACAGGCTGTTAAAGGGTATCAACTCCACTTTACGAAGTGGTGGAAAAAGAACAAGAGTGATAACGATGTACAGAATTCTAAGTTGAGAGAGAACCTAAGAATAATTAACGGATCAACAAAAACATTAGAGAATGTAGTAGACTTCATGAGATTTTTAATTGAAGCTAAGTTGATGATTATTAAGAAGATGGATTCAGCTAAAGGACTAGCTAAGACATTCGTAAAGACGGATCAAGGATTAAAAGTAGTAGCTCCAGAAGGATATGTCGCGATTGACAAAACGGGTGGTGCTGTTAAAATAGTAGACAAGATGGAATTTAGTTTTAATAACTTTACCGTAGCTAAGAACTGGGACAAATAAAATGATAGACGAAAGAAAACAAGAACAAGACCCCCATGTTGATGATGTTGACGGAACACAACCAAAGAAATACTATAAAGGTCTAAGTAAGAAAGATAAAGAGTCAAGAGCTCAACATTTCAAGAAGGGTAGTAAGTCTCAAGCACCAGGCGATAAAGACGCTAAGACTAAACCAAGTAAACATACACTCAAATTTAAAAAGATGTTTGGTGAAGGTGACGCGGATAAGTCATTGAATGATAAGTCAAAGAAGTCTGGAATTCCTGTAGGAATACTCAAACAAGTATTCAAGAGAGGTGTTAAGGCTTGGCAGACAGGTCATAGACCAGGCACTACAGCAGTACAATGGGGTCACGCTAGAGTCAATTCCTTTATCACTAAAGGGAAAGGAACTTGGGGTGGAGCAGATAAAGATTTAGCTGGAAAGGTATAATGAAAACATTTTTAGAACATATAGACTTTGGATTGTACGAGGGTAAGCATGTACCCTTAGAGAGACCAATGGTTGAAGTTACAGAAGAAGAAGATAAACCAATCGGTAAACCAAAGAAAGGTGGCCCGAAAAAGTTTTATGTATATGTAAAGGACGGAGAGAAAACAAAGAAAGTCACTTTCGGAGCTAAAGATGGTGGAGCTAACTTATCGGTTAAGATAGATGATCCTAAAGCTAGAAAAGCTTTCGCTGATAGACATAATTGTGACACTGCTAATGACAAACTATCCGCTAGATATTGGAGTTGTAGACTACCATCATACGCGAGTGATTTGGGATTAAAAGGTGGCGGAAATTATTTCTGGTAACCCTTATGATGAAGAAGGGGATATTAGAACATTCCATTCTTATGTGAAGACTGATGAGTTAGTTTGGCATCGTGATAATGAAGACAGGAAAATAACAGTTATAGAAGGAGAGGGTTGGCAGTTTCAATTTAATGGAAGTCTCCCTATGGAATTGAGAAAGGACAGAATGTTTGAGATACCTAGAGATATGTATCACAGACTAATAAAGGGTAAGACAAAATTAGTCTTACGGATAGAGAAGATATGAGTACAAGAGATCAAGACAATTTTTTACAGTTATCCATCAAAGGTTTTAAACAGATGGCTAAAGATGTGGGTAAGTTTGATAAAACTTTAGAAAAGTTGGCTAAAGACGCTATGATTCAAGGTAATAAAGGATATCTTACATTCATGAA